CATACATGCACGACAGATAGCCAAGCAACATAGTTGTGCTATCTTTTATATGTCACAGCTATCTGCTGATGCAGAGAATAAAGTTGTATTGAATCAGGCTATGATGGAAGGGTCACGTACAGGTAAAGCTGCTGAAGCTGACCTCATGTTACTCATAGCTAAGAATCCACCTGTCGAAGGGCAGGATGAAGAAGATACTCAGCGTCACTTAAACGTAGTAAAGAATAAACTATCAGGGTGGCACGGTATAGTTCATTGTGAACTCAACTATAAGACAGCACGATATGAAGTCTAGTAGTTTAATTTTAATTAATATAAGGAGTAATTTATGACTTACAATACAAAACTAGGTTTAATAAACCCTAAAACAGGAAAGCCTTTTTATTACAAAGACAATCCAGAAGCCAATAAAAAACGTAATGATGCCCAAATGTGGGTGGATGGTAAATACATATCAAGACATCACCCACTATATAAAGAAGGGAGATATAAAAGTTTTGGTGATGCTGCGTTCTCATCCTTAGTAAACTATGAAAATAGTACACAAGGGGAAGTGTATGTAATTACAAACCCTGCGTTTCCTGACTGGGTTAAGATAGGTATGGCTGTTGATTCTGAAGATAGACTAAAGGGATACCAAACTGGTGACCCTCATAGAAGCTACAAGCTAGAGTTTAGCAGAAACTTTAATGATAGAAGAAAAGCTGAGAGTAAAGCACATGTGTTGGCTGGTAAATCTTTTATTCAATCAGGTGAGTGGTTTAATATGTCTGTACAGGATGCAATAAATATGATAGAAGGTATATCAGACGATGATGTTAAAAGCACCAAGAATTAAGTACTACGTGGAGTATGAGATCAATGCAGAGCATGACACAGAAAGTATAACTTTGTTTGCTCATGGCCCACAAATGGTGCGAGAAATACTTGATAGCTATATTGTAGTAAAGATAGAGGAAATGAAATGAAACATGTAACAGTACTAGACGTAGAGAACACAACACTGAAACGTAATGGTAAGCTTATGCTTGATCCATTTGAGGCAGAGAACTCTCTTACTATGGTGGGTATGTTATGCCAAGGGCCATCAGGTTCTGAGCAAAAAATAGTTACCTTTGACCATAGTGAGCAGCAACCTACTACTGAGGGTGGTCGTATTGTCCAGAACATTCTGGATGATACACACCTCTTGGTGATGCATAATGCAGCCCATGATCTTATATGGTTGTGGGAGTCAGGTTTCACCTATACTGGTGAGGTGTTTGATACTATGCTTGGTGCTTACATACTACAACGTGGACAGAAGGAACCTCTTAGCCTTGACTACTTGGCTGAGAGATACAACTGTGAAACACAGAAGATGGGTACATTAAAGGACTACTTCAACAAAGGGTATACAACCAGAGAAATACCACACGATGAGTTGTCTGAGTACCTGTCTGCTGACTTACATGCAACGATGGATCTATTCAAGAAGATAGATTGTAAGTTGAGTGGGGAAGATACAGGACTCGTAGATACAGTGAAGCTTACTAACAGAATAGCTGATAGTCTCACACGTATATATCAACGTGGGTTTAAGGTAGACTTGAATGCACTAGAAGAAGTACGCAAAGAGTTTGAAACTGAGAAGAATGAGTTACTATCCCTACTTGATGTACAGGTAAGTGACTTGATGGGTGACAGACCTATTAATCTGAATAGCCCAGAACAATTATCGTGGGTTATCTTTAGTCGTCAGCCACATGACAAACCTATGTGGGCTAATGCGTTTGATCCACGTGCAGATGATCAGGAGTTTCGTTCTACAATAAAGAAGAACTCATCTGTCTTGTATAAACAGAAAGCAAAGCAGTGTACTAAATGTAAAGGCACAGGGCAGGTACGTAAGACACGAAAGAATGGTACACCATTTGTTAAAACAAACAAGTGTCTAGAGTGTAGTGCAACAGGGTACATGTTTACTGATACAGGTAAGATAGCAGGTCTAAAGTTTACTGCACCTAACTCTGATTGGATTAGTGCAAATGGATTTCGTACAGGTAAGGACAACCTCGTAAGACTAGAGACAGTAGCACGAGAGAAAGGATTGAATGATGCTGTATTGTTTCTACAAAGAGTACGTAGACTGTCTGCATTAGATACTTATCTCTCAAGTTTTGTCGAGGGTATATCTACCTACACAAAAGCTGATGGTATGCTACACGTAAAGTTACGTCAGAGTACAACAGCTACAGGTAGGCTATCAAGTACAGAACCTAACATGCAGAACATGCCTCGTGGTGGTACATTCCCAGTGAAGAAAGTATTTGTATCACGATGGGAAGGTGGACAGATAATGGAAGCAGACTTTGCACAGCTAGAGTTTCGTGTAGCTGCGTTCCTTAGTCAGGACAAGGTAGCCATAGAAGAAGTATCCACAGGCTTTGATGTACATAGTTATACAGCTAAAGTTATTAGTGATGCAGGTCAGCCTATGTCTAGACAAGAGGCCAAGGCACATACGTTTGCACCTTTGTATGGTGCGAGTGGGTTTGGCAGAACAAAAGCAGAGGCTGCATACTACGTGCAGTTTAATCAGAAGTATTCAGGAATTGCAAGTTGGCACAAGAAGTTAGCCACAGAGGTACTGACTACAGGAAAGATAAAGATACCATCTGGTAGGGAGTTTGCATTCCCTGATGTACAGCGTAGGCGTAATGGGAGTGTGACATTTTTCACACAGATAAAGAATTATCCTGTTCAATCCTTTGCAACTGCTGACATCGTACCCATATCTCTGCTATACATAGATCAAGTATTGCAGAAAAACTCTATGCAAAGTTGTGTAGTAAATACAGTGCATGACAGTATAGTAATTGATGTGCATCCAGACGAAACGGATAGAGTAATAAGGATAATAAAACTAACTAACGACAACCTCGTTAACATCTTTAATAAGCGATGGAACATAGACTTTAATGTACCATTATTATTAGAAGCAAAGATTGGACCAAACTGGCTTGACACAAAAGATGTTGCGTGATATAACTAGAACCTTAACGTATAAAACAAAGGAGATTAATACATGGATAATCAAGTAATGAAAGTAGATACCAGTGACTATACAGCAATGGCGAAAGCTATGGGTATGGCAATGGACACAGGCTCCAACAAGGAGAAGGCAGACGCACTGGCACGTGTGCGTATTAACCACTCACCTATCATGGGTAGGTCAGAAGTTAATGGTAAAATGGTCAACGTAGAAGTTGTAAGTGGTGGTACATATAAGTTGGACATACCAGATGGACCAACGTACTACGCTAACACAGCCACAATAAGACCTTACATGCAGAGGTTTATGCATAAGCGTTTTATTATGAAGACAGCAGACACACCTAACAGGTATGTTAAAACTATCATGGCTGACAACTTGAATGTTGATCTAAAAGATAATGATGGTGGGTTCAACTGTGGTAAACCTGCAGGATACATACAGGATTTCAAGTCACTGCCTGAGAAGATGCAGGAGTTACTAAAACAAATCAAGCGTGTACGTGTACTGTTTGGTACTATAGAACTAGAGAACCCTGTTGATGAGACAGGTGCATCAGTTTCTGTAGGAGCTACACCATTCATCTGGGAAGTAGAGAACAGAGATGCATTCAAAACTTTTGGTACGAATGTGTTTAACAAGCTAGGTAAGATGAAGCGTCTACCCATACAGCATACTGTTAAACTTGCTACAGAGGAACGAAAGCTACCTAATGGTAACTGCTTCTATCTACCAACTGTTGCACTCGACTTGTCAAACACTCTTGATATGGACGATCTAGCACAAGAAACCTTTGCTAACTTCTTAGCATGGATTGCAAACTACAATGGGTATATTACCAACTCGTGGGATGAAAACATGCACAAGAATGAAGCAGTAGATAAGGAGACTGTAGAAGAGTTCATCGACATTAACGCAGAGGACTTTGCATAATGGATAAAGAGTCAGGGTCTGAACACTGGTACGATAAGAAAGGAGAAGCTGCGTATACAATCGTAGGCTCCAATGGTAAGGAACGCAACACCAATCTGAAGGATGCTAGAAAGCATGGGTATGTACCATCTGTTACTACTATCCTTGGTGTTGCAGCCAAGCCATCTTTAGAGAACTGGAAAATAAATCAGGCTCTGAACTCTGCCCTTACACTTAAAAGGCGTGATGATGAGAGTGCAAATCAATTCTTTTATAGATGTAAGGAGCATTCAAAGAGTATAGGTAAGCAAGCAGCAGAGATGGGTACAACCATCCATGCTATGATAGAGCAGGGCTTTGCAGGTGGTAAGGAAACCAAGCCCTACTTAATTATAAAAGAATACTTGGATAAAATATTTCCTAACGAGGAATGGGTAGCAGAGAGTTCGTTCTGTGCTGACGCAGGTTATGGTGGTAAGATAGACTTGTATTCTGAATCAGGAATCTTTGTTGACTTTAAAACAAAAGACAACCTAGATGGTAAAGAAGGATCTAAGCTTGTGTTTAATGAGCATGGTATGCAGTTATCAGCTTACGCTGAAGGCTGTGGCTTTGATGATCCAGAACGAGTATCCATTTTCGTAGACAGAAAGGATACAGGATTAATAGTTCCACACAGATGGGATAAGAGTACACACTCTAAACACCTACAGATGTTTAACAGTCTGTTAACATACTGGAAACTGTTTAAGAACTATGATCCATCTGAAACTACTGTTATAGATGAAAGGAGAAAATAGTATGTTGGATAATTTAGACACTCTTGCAGAAGAGATAAAAGCAAAAGAAGCTGAAATAAAAGAAATGCGTAAGGAGTATAGAGAACAGAAGACTGCTGCTCTTCGTTCTGCTATAGAGCAACGCAACGAAGCAGACAAACTTGTACAGGACGAGCTAAAATCTCTAGGGTATAGTTATAGAAGCCCGTATGCAAGTCTTTTTAGGACAGGTATTGCGTAACGTAAAGCAGTTTAAGGCTGCCTTAAAGTACGGTTATCGTAGTGGTCTAGAGATTAAAGTCTCTGATCATTTGAAGGAATTAAAACAAGACTTTAGATACGAATGCTTTAAGATAGAGTGGGAAGATCTGATGTATAGAACATATACGCCAGACTTCCTGCTGCCTAATGGTATTATAATAGAAACTAAAGGTCGTTTTGTGGCTGCAGATAGGCGCAAACATCTTGCTATACAAAAGCAACATAAGAATCTTGACATACGTTTTGTGTTTGAGAGCAGTAAACGTAAGTTAAGTAAGGGTTCAAAGGGTACGTATGCCAGTTGGTGCGAGAAACATAACTTCTTATACTATGATAGGATTATTCCTGAGTCATGGTTGAAGGAAAAGAAGAAAGAGTCTCTATCACTATGGCTACTGGCAGATAAAAGTGTTATACCTTTCCCATTAAAAAAAATAAGGAGAGCATAACATGAAAGAAAAGATATTTATAGACTTTGAACCTAATGATTTTATTATTCGTTTGTCACCATTACTAAATGAAGATGGTCTGTGGACAGGTGAGTTAAAGATAGGAACAATTACGACAGAAGAAAACAACTTAGATATAAATGACTACGATCACTTGATGTTTGTATCAACACTTGTGAGTGCATGTATACCTTTGATGGAAGAACGACAAGATTTTAGAGACATACTTTATAACTATACAAATGAGGCCATGAAAGAAACAAAACATAAGCTTGAAGAGAAAGCTACAGTTGAATCCAGAAACGACAATGTTATTAATGTAAAGTTTCATTAGGAGTCAACATGAAAGTAAAAGTATTTTTAAGTATAGATCTAGATGAAGAGGAGTATCCTGTACCTGTTGATGGGTTTGTGGATGAAGAGATTAGAGAAGCACTGCATGAATTTATATATGATATAGATGGCATGCATATAGAAACAATTAGAATAATAACGGAGTAGCATATGAACAACTATTTACCAACAGACTATCAAGCGTTTATACACACATCTCGTTACGCACGATGGTTAGATAAAGAAAAAAGACGAGAGAACTGGGGAGAAACTGTTGGCAGATATGTTGATTACATCTCTGACAAGATAGGCTATGAGTTAGATACAGATACACGTGAAGAATTGTATGATGCTATTGCTAGTCTTTCTGTTATGCCTTCTATGAGAGCATTGATGACTGCTGGCCCTGCACTTGATCGTGATAACACAGCAGGATATAACTGTAGTTATCTACCTGTGGACGATCCAAAGAGTTTTGATGAAGCTATGTTTGTATTACTGTGTGGCACAGGTGTAGGCTTTAGTGTAGAGAGACAATTTATTTCCAAGCTACCTGAGATACCACCACTATTTGATAGTGATACAACGATTGTGGTCAAGGATAGTAAAGAAGGATGGGCAAAGGCACTACGTCAACTGCTTGCACTTCTATGGGCAGGTGAGATACCTAAGTGGGATATGTCATTGGTACGTCCTGCAGGTGCAAAGCTCAAGACGTTTGGTGGTAGAGCCTCTGGCCCTGCTCCACTTGTAGATTTATTCATGTTTGTTGTTGGCACGTTTAAGTCAGCACAGAATCGTAAGCTGTCAAGCATTGAGTGTCACGACATTATGTGTAAGATAGGTGAGATCGTTGTTGTAGGTGGTGTACGTAGGTCAGCTATGATTAGTTTGAGTAATTTAAGTGATGACCGTATGAGGCATGCTAAATCTGGTAACTGGTGGGAGTCAGCACCTCACAGAGCATTGTCTAATAACTCAGTTTGTTACACAGAGAAGCCTGATATGGAAACATTCTTACGTGAGTGGACAGCACTT